CTGTCAGCGGCCGGCAACGTCACTCTCGGCGCAACCTGCACATTCCCTGCCGGCACAATCAGCGGCTTCGGCTCAATCATGGCACGCAGGCGCAGATGATCCAGACGCACCCGCAGAGGAGAGGCCGAGCCTTGTGGAAGGGCTCGACCCCGCCGTCCTGCCGGCGCAAACCGGCGGCAGTCTAAGCCATGATCCAGACTGTCGGCGACCTCATAGACTTCAGCCTGCGGGTTTCCGGCATCGTCGGCGTCGGGCAGACACCAATGGCCGAAGACAGCTACACCGGCCTCGACTGGCTGCGCATGATTATCAGCGAGTGGCAGAAAAAGCGTTGGCTGGTCTACGTCCAGCAAGAGGTGAGCGTCGCCGCCTCCACCGGCGCACAATCCTACACCATCGGGCCAGGTATGGACTTCGATTGCGCACGCCCCGCCCATATCGCCGCCGCATATATTCGGATTATCCCCGGCGCACCGCCGAACTTAGTGGACATCCCTATCATCGTCCTGGGAAGCCGGGAGGATTACGCGGCGATTAGCGTTAAGACATTGGAGACAATCCCGGCGTATGTCTTCTACGACAGCGGCTGGCCAACCGGGCGCCTCTACTGGTGGCCCGTGCCGCCGGCAAATATGTATGGCCTGTATGTTACCGTCATGAGCCCGTTGCCGACATACACGGCGCTCACCGACCAGTTGAACGTGCCGCCGGAGTATTACCCGGCCATGATCTGGTCGCTGGCGATCCGCATGCAGCTCAGCTACGGGCTGCCCGCCAATCCGGGGCACGTCGCCGCCATGCGCGAGGCCATCAACACACTGCGGCAGGCAAATACCCAGGTGCCCGAGCTGATTATTCCCGCACCTCTCGGACGCATCCGCGACGACCTGTCGCTCGTGGGCAAGGGATTGGGCCGGGCCTTCGTGTTGGATCAGGGGGCTGTGATCTAGATGCCGTATCCATGGCAGCACGGCGACGTGCTAACAGCGTCGGATCTCAACGCGGCGATCGCTGCGAATGCGGGCGCGCCAGGGGCCGTAGGGCCGCCAGGACCGACCGGTCCATCCGGGACGCAGCAATGGACCGCCGGCAACGTCACCACCCTCAGCGGCCGTCTGACGCTGTCTGGCGGCATGCTCGACATCATCCAGCAATGGACCGCCGGCACCGTCACGACAGTCGGCACCGGGCTGAACCTCGCTGGCGGCGTACTCACAGCGACAGCGGTCGGCGGCGGCGGCCCACCGACCGGCGCGGCGGGCGGCGATCTGTCGGGGACGTATCCCAACCCCACCGTGGGACACGTCGCTGCCAATGCCATCGCTGGTCCGTTAGCTTACAGCCAATTGCCAACCGAAGTGCAACAAGTGCCACTGAGCTTCCCGTTCGTTGGTAAACCGGCAGCGAGCCAGTTGGTGAATGTGCCGATGCCGTGGAGCATTACGGTGCCGAGTGGGCTGGCTGGGACGGTGGTCTACGACACCACAAAGGCGACAGCGAGTGCTGCGTTCACCGTGAATAAGATATCCGGCGGCAGCACGACCGCGCTCGGTACGGTGACCGTCACCACCACCAGCAACACCAGCGCGACGCTGTCGGGTTCGGGCGGGACGCTGAACGCGGGCGACGTGCTGCAGATCGTGGCGCCCGCGAGCCAGGACGCGACGCTTTCCGATCTGGGTATCACTCTGCTCGCGAGCCGTGTGTAATGGCATTTGTGTTTGGAGATGGTTACGACCTCTATGCGGCATTTTCGGATGCTATCGCAGGTTATTGGGATAGTGGAGTTGCCCCCGGCGGTGGGTTGGTGACTGGACGATTTACCGGCAGCCGTGGCTTGGGGTGGAATAGCACAACAGGATCACTGACGAAGGCATCAACTGTCACTACTGATCCAGTGCATCACGTCATTGTCGCATTCCAGCAGACGGCTGCCCTCTCTGGCACGACGCTGGGTCTATATATTCAGTTGCTCGATGGCACGACAGGTCAGTGCTGTATCGTCTTTCGCAGTGACGGTGCGATACTGCTCACCAGCGGCACTCCCGGCGGCACTGTGTTGGCAACCTATACAGGTGCGGTCACCGCAGCTAATTCATGGTTTGCCTTCGAGTTCGAGGTTGTCATTAACAACGCAACCGGCAGCTTTACGGTTCGTAAGAATGGCAATACGTCGAATGACTTTACGTTGGGTTCGCTGAACACCCGTGTCAGCGCTAACAATTATGCCAACAAAGTTACTATCGGCATGAACGCCGCGGTAAATGCCCAGCTGATCGACGACTTCCTCTGGCGCAGCGACGCGGCGTCCGTTCCGTGGGTGGGCGATATCCGCTGCTACACGCGCATGCCAGCGAGCGACGTGCAACATCAGTTCTCGGGTGCGCCGATGACGGCAACGGCGGGAACGGCGGGAGCCGGTGGCGCTATTACCGCAGGCAGCGCCCGATACCCGAATGCAACTACCGCTCCCTGTAACGGCACGATAGGAACGGCAACAGTTTCTTTGAACGCTGGCTATACAGGAAACATGAAGTGCGCGGTCTTTGCCTATAATGCGGGTGCTGTGGGCGCGGTTCTGGCAACCGCAACAGCGATCTCCAATCCTGTCACTGGCGTCAATACTTTCACCTTTCCGACCCCAGCCACGCTGACTAAAGGCACAGTGTTCTTTCTCGGATTCTGTTCAGACACAAGTTCTGGCACTTGGAACGCCACCGGCACCAGCGGGTTGAGCAGCGCCACATCTTATGCCAGCTTTCCAGTCTCAAGTCCGAGTACTTCCACTTTGCAGCAGGCGCCTTTATCGACTGCCGTATTCACGGCAACTGATGGCACCTCACTCGTCAACGAAACCCAGCAGGACGGCGCCACCAGCTACGTTTTCGACAGCACTGTGGGCCACAACGACCTATATGCCATTGCCGCAATCACCGGCACGCCGACATCTGTCGTCGCTGTCACGACGCGGGGATTTGTCGAGAAGAGCGACGCGGGGGCGCGCTCCGGTGCGCTGCAACTGAAATCCGGCGCCACTACCGTGCAGAGCACGACGACCGCACTGGGAACAAGCTGGGGTTGGCTGTGGCGAACGGATACGACGGACCCGAATACGGGCGCAACGTGGACCGCGACGGCTGTGAATAGCATATCAATTGGCCCGAACCTGATCTCATGACCGATTACAATCTTACCCAGATTGCCGTCGAGCAATGGGCGTCCACGCCATCGCAATTATGGGTAACGCAAATCGCGCTAGAGGAATGGTCTTCTGTGACATCCGACAGCGTTCAATTCATTGTCACACAGATGGCTGTTGAGCAATGGGCCACTGTCGTAGCGGCGAGCACAGCCAGTGGCGCCAGCATTATGATAATGGCCTGATCATGGTGACCTAGTGGCTGGCTATTCCGTCCGTGAGGTCATCCTTCAGTGGAATGCCTCTGGAGTGATCAACGTAGGACGCGCCGGGTTTCCTGCGACATTTCGCTATTTGCTGTTTAGCGGCTGGATATGTCTAGGCAACGATGGTGCGAACCGCGCGGTTGATTTTAATAATTCAGTCGTATTTGGCAATTTCAGTCTAAACAACAGTCAAGTGCATGTGCATTTGCTGCCGGGGCAGTCGCAACCCACGATGTTCGATGGCTCATTCGCATACGCGGCAGGAGGCTATTTCACCCATCTGTTGATATCGATTGATGGGGTTGGAGGGATTATCCAGATTTACGCTAATGATGCGCCGCTGGCATTGACCTCCGGTGGCTGGACAGGCTCACCCGCTGGCTTCAATCTTGGGGGCTTTACACAGTGGCAATTCGGCGCCTCTGGTTCTCACGCGCCAGGGACAGGCGTCGGCGACATATTCCTGGCAGCACCGACTAGTTTCTTCGATCTTTCAGTCGTCGCAAATCGGCGGCAGTTTATCAATGCCGATCTGTCTCCGGTCGATCTCGGTGCGACGGGCAGCACGCCACTTGGAACCCAGCCGCCGATTTATCTGACAGTGCGTCCAGGCGATACGAACCCAAGCAACTTCGCCAGCAATAATGGGACAGGCGGCAGTTTTAATATATACGGGACGTTGGTTTTTCTGCCGGACGGATCTTGCAATTCTCCTTCACCACCGCCGCCGCCACCGCCCGCACCTGGCTCGGCGATCATGGCCATGGACGATATGAGCCTGATCACCATCCCCACGCCTGGCTGCCGCGTGTTTCTGCAATGGTCGAACGATCGCGGCCACGTCTGGGGCAGTCCGGTGGGCCAGGACATGGGGCCGCGAGGCTATTATCTGGATTCAGTGCAATGGCAGCGATTGGGCTACGCGAGGGATCGCGTATTCCAGATTTTCTGGTCCTGTCCAGCCAAGACCGTGCTGCAGGGCGCGTGGATAGAAGCCGACACAAGCCCGAAAACATAGTATGCCGACTGTCCCCCTGACCGGAGGCGCATACGAAGCACGCAGCGTGGTCGCCAGCGCACAGCGCAGTGTTAATCTTTTCGCTGAGCCAATGCCTCAAGGCCAGGGCGAGCCGGCACCAGTCGCGCATTACCCTACGCCAGGCCTGCGCCTGCTCAACACACTGCCGAAGCTCGGCATCCGCGCTATAAAGCAGGCGACGACTGGCCAGATTTATGCTGTGGCGGCTGAAGGCGTCTACCTTATCGATCCTACGACATGGGCCGGCACGCATCTCGGCGACATCATGCTGGGACGCAGCACCCCCGTCAGCATGCAGGATAACGGCACAGACCTCGTCATTGTCGATGGCTCCGGCGGTGGCTGGTATGTGCATTTGGCGGATAACAGCTTCCACAAGATCACTGACCCCATAACCAGCACCGACGCCGAAGCGAGCCGGGCCGCAGTGGCGGCTAACATCGTAACCTATACGCCATTTACCGCCGCCGCCACTGGCCCAATCAATTCACTCACCGTCAACACATATACGTCTGGCGCTCATTGCAAGGCAGCAATCTACAGCGGCGATTTCAGCGTCGCAGAAGCTACGTCAGCCGAAGTGGCGTCGAACGCGTCAGGGAGCATAACCTTTACCTTTGGCACGCCATACAAAGCTACCAAAGGCTCTAACCTCTTTGTCGCCATTGACCAAGACGCCTCGGTTACCTACGGAATGGCCGCCGGTACCGGGGCCTCATCAGGCAATACCGCTTACTCGTCGTTCCCATTCGCTCCCGCGAACGGCCTAGCCAGCCATCTGCCAGTAGCCATCAATTCGGCGCCGGAAGTGAGCCGCGTCGCGATTGCCGCCAATAATGTCATCTATCTCCCGTTCGTTGCCCTCACCAGCAGTCCCATCAATACCGTCACTGTCAATACATACACAGCCGGCGCGCATATACGAGTTGCTATTTATAACAGCGACTTCAGCATCGTACGAGCGACCTCGTCCGACGCGACCTCTGTCGCGGGGGGAACGATAACCCTTACGTTTCCTACGCCATATACCCCCAGCATCGGAGAGAACCTGGTCGGCGCCATCAGCCAGGATGCTTCAGTCACTTACGGCATGACCTCTGGCACCGGCTGGTCCGGCAATACGGCCTATCCGTCATTCCCGGTTGTTCATCCTAATAAGCTCACAACCGGGCAGACACCGATTGCCGTCACCTCATTAGTCGTTCAGCCGGATATGAGCGCTTGGTATGGCGCCGATAGGGTGGATTACCTCGACACCTATCTGCTGTTCAACAAACCCAACACGCCGCAATTCTATTCGTCCGATAGCCTGGCGCTCACCTTCGACCCGCTGTGGTTCGCGAACAAAGAGGCATTCAGCGACCTGCTGCGGACACTCGCCGTGGTCAAACGCGAAATATGGCTATTCGGCGAGCGCACGACAGAGATATTCGCCAATGTCGGCGCACCGGACTTTCCCTTCCAGGCCGTGCCATCAACGTTCATCGACCATGGCATTGTCGCGAAGTATAGCGTCGCAGTTTACGACAACAGCGTCTTCTGGCTGTCGTATGATCGCGCCGGCAAGGGTATTGTGCTGCAGGGGGCGGGATACCAGACGAAGCGCGTCAGCACGTTTGCCATTGAGCATACGATATCCGAATACGACACAATCAACGATGCTATCGGCTTTACCTACCAGCTCGCTGGCCATACATTCTACGTGCTGACCTTTCCGAAGGCCGACGCAACATGGGTGTATGACGTTAGCACCAGCCTCTGGCACGAATGGGTGTGGCTCGATACCAACGGACGGGAACACAGGCACCGCGCTAATTGCTGCTATCCGTGCAACGGCGTTGTCGTCTGCGGCGACTGGGAGAATGGCAACCTCTACGAGCTGACGCTGGACGAATACACCGATAACGGCGCGCCGATTAAGCGACTGCGCGCTTGGCCGCATATGATCAACCAGTCCGACCGTGTGTTCTATCGGCAATTTGTCGCGGACATGGAAACCGGTTGGACCTCCGTTGCCATTGACGAGAAGGAACTAATCCGCACCAGCTTCACGGCCACGGATGGCACGCTGTTGCAGCTCTACAGCAATCCAGACGACGTGGGCGCGTGGACAATGGTGTCCGGCATGGCGCAAATCGTTGGCGACCAGCTTGTAGGTAGTGGCATCTACCAGAGCAATGCCGATCTCACGACGGCGGATTACGTGGTGCGGTTCAGTGTCATTCCCAGCGACTATACGACCGTGCCGGCCGCCGCTTCGACGTTCATCATTGCCCGCGCCACCGATACGACCCACGGCTATCGCGTGGCTATCAGTGCGGATGGAACGCAGTATTCGCTGACACTCACTGTGCTAGGCACCAGCAGAGCCTGGAGCATTGCTCTCGGCACGATCCCGTCTGGCCGCTTCAACGTCGTTGCGACATTCCGTGGCGGCGCGATCATCTTGCAGTGCCAGCGGTCGTGGGATGGAAGGTGGCTTCGCGCTGATGGCGTGTGGACGGACGAAGCCGACGCCATCGCCATCATCGTGACCGACACTCAATACACCACACCTGGCCTGGTCTTCATCGGGTCTTCCTGAGAGAGCGACGTTATGGCCCTTCCTATGAACCCCCCGATGGCGCAGTGGATCGACGCTGATGGTCATCCCTACGCTGGCGGCACAGTACAGACGCTGATACCCGGCACGACGACGCCGAAGGATACGTGGACTGATCCGGGCGGCACGGCTCTCAACACAAACCCCATCACACTTGATGCAGCGGGCCGCTGCTTCTTCCTGGGTTCCGGCGATTATCGGGTCATCGTCCGCGATGTGGGTGGCAATCTCGTGTATGACGGCTGGACGAGTAGCGTCGTCTCCGCAGAGATGCAGCCGGTAGTCAGTGGCACGATTGCCAATGCAAAGACGCTATTGGGCATTGTCGATAGCACCGCAGCACTCAATGCGGAGATCGCAAGAGCGGAGGCCGCAGAGGCAACACTAACGACGAATTTAAATAATGAGATATCGCGCGCTACAGCCGCAGAGACATCGCTTCGCAACGACCTCAATGCGGAAATAGCGAGAGCCGAAGCTGCGGAAGCCGCACTAGCGGCGCAGATTGCCGGCCAACCGAAGACGGGGACCAGCTTCACGGATACCAGCGGGCACCAGCGCGTGACCTACGATACCGCATTCCCCACCGGCACTCTTGCCGTGTCGGTCACCCACCTTGGCAGCGACCTGTCCGCGCAGTGGTTCACGGTGACGTATGACGCTGCAGGCTTCGACGTGTGGTGCAGCATCCCCCTGGCGGACGACGCTGTGCATCCGTCCACGTCCTCATTCTGCTGGATCGCCTTTGGCCACTAACCCTCTCACGCTGACGCTGCCCACATCGCCACTGACCGACCCGGTGACCGGCGAGGTGCGGCCGGAATGGCGCCGCTTCTTTGCCGGCATGGCACAGCGCACTGGCGGCACTGTCGGGCTGTCGATGGAGCAGTTGCAGGACGAGCTGAACGCGGAGGAAACCGCGCGCGCCTCCGGTGACCAGACGCTCGGCATCGAGTTGGCGACGGAGGCCTCGACGCGGCAGACGGCGGACGAGGCATTGCAGCGGGCAATACAGACGGAAGCGAACCAGCGGGCATCGGTGGACAACGGGTTGCAGTTCCAAATTAGTAACGGCGCAACGTCAGCCGATTTGGCAAATTACGTGCTGAAGAGCCAACTCTGCTCGCTGTGGGCGCAGTGCAATCTGTTGTTCCTGCCAACCACGGACCCTGGCGGCGGCATGCCGTGGCTCAACGGCAGCGTGTTGAGCATAGGCACGTCCAGTCTGGTCACGTCCACTATGACGCTCGAGGACGGCAGCGGGCACTGGGTGCTAGAGGACGGCAGCGGGAGTTGGATACTTGGCTGACACGAAGATCAGCGCGGCCGCCGATATCGCCACACTCGTCGGAACCGACATGGTGCCGGTGGCACGCAGCGGCAGCACGACCGCCTATCACGGCACGATGGCGGAGGTGAATACCTACGTCGTTGCCAACCTGCCGGTTGCCAGCACCGGCACGGCGGGCGTCGTGAAGGTGGACGGCAGCACCATTACCATTACCAGCGGCACCATTGCTGCTTCCGCGGCGCCATATACGTCCGCGCCGACAATGAACGGGACGGCAGCTCCGGGCATAGCGGCAGGTTACAGCCGCGGGGATCACGTGCATCCAACAGATACTAGCCGCGCGCCTCTCGCCGGCCCGACATTCACGGGTACCGTGACGGCAACTGGCTCGCTGGTGCTCAGCGGTATTCCCACCTCCAAGACGGGACTGCCGGCGGGTTCCGTGTGGAACAACAGCGGGACGCTGTCGATTGCCTGAGCTATACGTGGAAACGCCGCCAGGGCGGTCCTGGCGGCATCTCACGGGAGAAAGTGATGCTAGGACATCACCAACTCCTGCTGCGGATAGTGGTCCTGATCCGCGTGCGGATCAAGATCCTACTCCGCTAGTAGGTGGGAGGCCAGTCTCGGCTGGTCTCCTGCCCTGAGACAATGGAGCCGTTCATTGTCTTCGCTATGCCCAGGAGCCGCAGCGCCTGGCTTAGCCGCTACCTCACCTACAAAGAATACCTGTGTGGCCATGACGAATTGCGACACTGCCGAAGCCTGGAGGACATTCGCTCGTGGTTCGCACAGCCATGCGTCGGCACCGTAGAAACCGCCGCAGCACCGTTCTGGCGGCTCGCGCCACCGGCCCGCTATGTCACACTGCGCAGGCCAATAGACGCCGTCCTGGCCTCTCTGCGCCGCGGCGGGATGGCGTTTGACGACGATGTCATGCGGGCCGTGCTGAAGCATCATGAGGCTAAGCTGAACCAAATCGAGAAGCGGTTGCCGAATGTGCTGCGACTGACGTTTGACGAGTTGGCTGACGAAAGCGCGTGCGCCGATTTGTTCACCCATTGCCTGCCCTACCCGCACGACCACGATTGGTGGCAGGCCTGCGCGGCGGTCAACATCCAAGCCAGCCTGCCACTGATGATGCGCTATGCCGTTGCATATGCGACCCAGACTGAGAAGCTGCGCCGTCTGGCTCAGCACGAAATCCTGCGCCGGTTCACACGCTCTCACGCACTGGACGGCATCACATTCCAGCAGGAGGGGTTGTGGCAGGCATTCAATGACCGGGATGGTCAGCGGCTCATGGCTGAGGAATGCGTGATGATGGGCGAGGAACCCGCCGCATGGCGCGCCATGAATATCCCGCTGCTCGAGCGCATCGAAGCCACCGGCAACCTGCACATCATGACCGCCCGCAGCAATGGCAGAATGTTCGCGTATCTGGTGACCGCTCTCGGCGAGGCGTTCCACGCGCGCGACCAGTTGGAGGCGGACCAGGTATCGTTCTTTGCCGACCCGACATGGCCGGGATTGGGACGCAAACTGCAGCAAGCCGCGATCGATGATCTGCGCGCCCATGGCGTCAACCGCGTGCTCATGTTCCAGCCCGACAGCACACGCGTTGGGTTGCTGTATCGCCGGCTCGGGGCGAAGCAAACCGGGCAACGCTTCGTGCTGGAGCTCCAGTGAGCCGCTTTACCCTCATTGCGCAGAATGTGGACGTGGGGCCTTTGGCGATTGAGTTGGCGCGCAATGAAGCGCTGTGGGACCGCAATCCGCAGCGGCGCACCTATCCCGGCTCACCGCACGCTTCCATGAAGGACATTACCGCCCGGTACATGCCGGAGGCGGATATCACCATTGAGCGCCGCAGCGGGGAGCATCGCAACGTCTTCTGGCCGGCGTGGCACGCGCTGCCTGCGCTGCGTCCGCTGGTGTTCGGCCTCATGGCGCGCGTGAGCGCTGTCGAGTTGGGCAGCATTATCATCACCCGGCTGCCGCCAGGTGCCGCGATCCTGCCGCACAGCGACGCGGGCTCGTGGGCATGCCTTCATTATAATTGTAAAGTGCATCTTACTGTGGCTGGCTCGGCAGTTGTCATCTGCGATGGAGATGAACGTATGTTCGAGGCCGGAACCGTTTGGACCTTTGATAATGCTTTGATCCATTCGGTCGAGAATGCCGGCGACTGTGATCGGATTTCCGTTATTGTAAGCATGCGCTGTGAGTAGCAAGCGACCGACTGCCGCCGAAGCCCGGGCAAGGTTTTACTACAATCCAGAGACGGGCCTGCTGCAACGAAAGGTATATTTGGGCAAACATGGCAGGCCGGTTACCCGGAATGCTGGTGAGATCACTGGGGCTCCGACAGGGAATGGTTATCTGCAAGTGTCTTTTGGTGGCCGTCCACATCTCGTGCATCGGGTAGTTTACTTGTGGATGACCGGCCGCTGGCCTCAAAAGCATATGGATCATGTTAATGGCGATCGCAGCGATAATCGATGGATCAATCTAAGGCTGGCATCGCGGAGTCAGAATAGCGCTAACAGGACTGGCGCCGCGTCAAACGTTAGCGGCTATAAGGGTGTCTCGTTTTGTGCCAACACTGGCCAATGGCGGGCCAGGATAAAGTTTAAAGGAAAACAGACCTGCCTTGGGCGATACTCGACGCCTGAAGCCGCACATCTCGCATATGCCACGGCTGCAAAGCGGGTGCATGGGCGTTTCGCTAGAGTTGGTTGATAAGGAGTAGGTGAAGTGCCCTGGACAGCAGCGGCGGTAGCCGGAGCGGGAGCGCTTAGCGCCGGATCGGCCCTCGTGGGTTCCGGCAAGTCGTCGGGCGCGGCGAAGAGCGCAGCGGCGCTACAGCAGCAGATGTATCTGATGACGCGCGGCGACCTGGGGCCATTCCGCGCCGCCGGCGAGAGCGTATTGGACCCGCTGACGGCGCTTGCGCGCTCCGGACCCACTGGCGGCGGTCCCGATTACGTGACGCAGGCGGCTGGCGAGCGGCCGGGACAGATGACGCAGGCGGAGTTGGAGAAGACGCCAGGCTATCAGTTCACGCTGTCGCAGGGCCTCAAGAGCGTGCAGAGCGCGGCTGCGGCGAGAGGGCTCGGTGTATCCGGCGCGAGCCTCAAGGGTGCGGCCGATTATGCGACGGGGTTGAGCGACAAAACATATCTGGACCAATTCAATGTCCAGCAGCAGCGCTTTCAGGACCTCATCAACCTCAACACCGCGCAGCAGGGCAATCTGCAGAACCAGTATAGCCGACTGTATCAGACGGCAGCGCTTGGCGAGAATGCCGCAGCGCAGACCGGGACGGCTGGCACCAGTGCGGCAGCAACCGCCGGCAACTATCTGGCGCAAGGCGGCCTCGCGAGTGCGGCCGGCACCATGGGGGCCAGCAACGCTATCACCGGGTCGGTTAATAACTACCTCGCCTACAATGCGCTGCAGCAGGCGCTGCATCCGACGACGAGCGGATATACCGTCCCTAACCCAGCGCCTGGAATGTATGAATTTGGGCCTGGACCTGGTGCTCAATCAGCGTGAGGTGAGCCATGTCTGACAGCCTCAATGCACTCTCCGACGCGATCCGCAGCGGCAACGTGCTGGAAGGGATTATGCATCCCGCCACCGTCAACCCGCTGGCGGCGTTGAGTGACGCAACCACTGTGGCTGGCCGTATCTATCAACTCCGCGACCAGCAGGCGCAGGAGGCGTGGGGCAACGCTCTGCAGCAGGCGACCGACCCGCAGTCAGGCGTGGTAGACTTTCCGAAGGCGCAGCGCATCGCCGCCAGCATGGGGCCGATTGCCCAGATGGGCATGGCCAAGAACCTGCAGAATACCTCGAATATCATGGGCCAGCAGTTGGAGCAGACCGCCAGGCATATGAGCAACATCGGGGCCGCGGCACTTACGCTCGTGCGCCAGCCTACTGATGATAATCTCGAAATGGTCCGGCAGGATATGTATCGGTCCGGCTACCCCAAGGACCGGGTTGATCAGGAGATTGATTCCGTTAAGGGCAAAGGGCCAGCCGTCATTCAGCAGTGGGCCTACAACCATGGTCTGGCTGCGATGTCACTGGCACAGCCTGGTGCCGCACTTGGTCGCGCGGCTGGTGAGACGACAATGGGCGCCTTCGGCGGGACTTCGGCGCCGCAGACGATCATTCAAGGAACGCCTGGCACCCCGCCACAGGTGATTGTAGGAGGCGGCATCGGACATTCTCAGTCGCCCGACGCCTATTTCCGACCACAAGACACTGTTCAAGGCTACAACGCTCAGAACCAGCCGGTGTCGAGTAACGACCCGTCTGCGGTGCGTTGGGAAAAGAGAGCCGTCGCGGCCGGTCCAGTTATGGGGGCGACGCCTCCTGGCAGTCTCGGCGCACCGGGGGGCGGGACAAGCGGCGGCGCAACAACTGCCGCGCCACCACCCCCGCCGCCGAATACGCAGTTAAAGGGCGGCTACCAGCCACGCCCTGTGGCACAGCCGCCAGCACCGACGCCACCAACTCCAACCGCTGGAGTGCCGACGGCTGCGCCAACCGGCGCTGAAGCCCAGGTACAGAAAAACACCGAAGCCTACACCGCCGCGCAGGCTGCCATCCCGCAGCAGGTGACAACAGCGCAAACCATGAAACGCGCACTCGATGTGCTGAAACTGATATCTACCGGCAAGACCCAGGACAACGTGCAAGGCCTGTTTAACTTCCTGCAAGGGTATGGCGCCCTGGCGCCAGGCGCCACGGCGAACCTCGCGAACTATGAAGAGTTCCGCAAGGACGCGGTGCGGTTGATGCTGGACAGGGGAATGTTAAGCGGGGGAACTGACATGGCCAGAGAAATGGCCGGCAAGTCAAACGCTTCAGAGCTACTGGCCGACCCAACCAATCGCACGCTGCTGCTGAATGACCTCGGCAAGCAAATTCAAAGCATGGCAGCGGTGAACGCAGAGAAGAAAATCGCCGGCAGCCGCGGCGAGAAGTTCCTCGGCAACCAGTCGGACATTGCGCAAAGCACTGATCCGCGGGGCTTTATCTGGGATTGGGGCCTCTATACTCCGGAAGAGCAGGCGCAGATTAAGAAGGACGTAGCGAACAACCCAGAGGCCGAAAGGCGGCTGGCTCGAGCAATCGGCATGTCTCGCCAACTAGGACTGAGCACGCCAACCTTCGGTGTGAGAACGCCAACCGGTGGCTAATAACGGCTATGACGATCTGTTCGATGCATGGGGCGCCGCACTGAACGTCAACCCCCAACTCGGCAAGACAATCTTTCACGTTGAAAGCAGCGGCGACGTGGACGTGAAGGACGCGCCCGATGGAGCCGCTGGTCCAATGCGAATTAAGCCGGAGACGGCGAAGGCGGCGGCTGTCAAGCTTGGGCTCGATCCCAATGCAATCGACCTGCATGACATGCGTTGGGCCGTGCCGATCGGTATGCAAGTGCTGGCGGACGGGTTGAACGCTACGCAGTCGCCGGAAGGCGCATTCGGCTACTACCAATCCGGCAGCGCTGATCCGGCGAAGTGGGACAAAACCTATATCGCGAAGGCGACCAAATCCTATCCAGATATGTCACTGCTACCTGCGACACAGGACGTAGGGGGTGACATAGCAACGACTGGCGCCAGCCAGATTGGCCAGACCGGCGCGACCATCAACCGTTTCCTGCGAGCCAATGCGCAAGGTCTGGACGCTACCAAGGCGAACTGGTGCGCGGCATTCGTCAATGGCGTGCTGAACGCCAACGGCGTCGCCGGCACCACCGGCAAGACGCGGGACGTAGCCACGAGCTTCCTGCAATGGGGCCAGCCAGTGCAAGGCGACCCACAGGCTGGCGACGTGCTGGTGCAGCCGAAGGGACACGCGGCTGGGCAGACTGGCGGCCATGTCGGCATTGCCACCGGACAGGTCGCAGAAGGACCAGGCGGCAGTTACTACCTGATGGAAAGTGGCAACGTTGACAATAAGGTCATCTATAGTTGGGAGCCGGCGCAAAGCATTGTCGTGCGCCGCATGCCACAACGGCAAGCCCCGCAATCTCAACCACAGACAGCAGCGAGCCAGTAGATGGCAGAGAGCGACGACGATCCGTATGTGAAGCTCGGACGCGAGGTGCTGTCCGGCAAGACGGCTGCCCCAGCCGTTGCTGCACCGCCGCCCGCGGCTGACGATCCATATGTGTCAGAAGGCAGGAAGGCCCTAGAGCAGGCGTTCCAGCAGTCCGGTGATATCGGCGGAACGCGAGATACGACCGCTACGCCTGCAAATTGGACGTGGCGCGGCTTGGCGCGGAACATTGCGTCTGTCCCCATCGACATCGGCACCAACCTGCTGAACCTTGCCACTGACCCGTCTGGTAATCTGGTAGGCGCGCCACTGGCGACCGCGCTCACCGCAGTTCATGACTTTGCGGCGCCCTATTTTGGCGGCCAGCGCTTTACACCGGAGGAACGCTCCAATTTGCTGAATGAGCCGCAGCCCGGGCAAAAGGTTACGACGGCTCTGGGCAAGACTGTGTTTGGCGTAGATCCCAATACCGTCACCGGCACGCCTGACGAATTGCTCGCGCGCAAGATGCTGGCCAGTGCTGGAATGTCGGCCTACTTCGCGCCGTTTGCGCTCGGCCCGGCATTGGCAGGGACAGTGGGAGCGGGTGCCGGTGATGTGGCTGCGCGTGCCGTTACACCGTATGGCAACCCGCTGGTGCCTGATTGGCTTAAGCCAAGCGTGGAGCTGGCGGGAAACATAGCAGGCGCCAAGGCGGCTGACATGGCGACCAGCGGTGGCACCCGGGTTGTTAATGCGGCGCTTGGACAGAGAACACCACTGGCTGAGTCATATGCTCGCCTCGGCATTGAGCCTCTGGTTGGCGACGTGTCCGGCGTATCCGGTCTTCAGACTGGCCAGCAATACACGGCGCAGGCTCCCGGCAGTCAGGGCCGCGTGCGCGCGGCTATGGATAAGTCGCTTGGACAGTTTGACAACGCTGTGGAGAATACCGCTTGCCGCCTCGGCACGTCGTCAACGGAACAGGCGGCCGGCGACGTGCTACAGCGGGAGGCGCGCAACTGGCGGGACACGGTATTGCCGGCGCGTGAGGCGGCGGCCTGGCAGCCGCTAGATAATACGATGAATGCCGCTGGTGCGGTTGTTGATCCAAGCGGCTACCGTGGCGCGCTGTCGAGCCTCGCTGCCAAGCTGTCGGCTCTGCCCGAAACACAGAGAGCGCTATTGCCGGCCAAGACGGTGCAGTTGCTCGAAGCGATCGATAAGGATGTGCCGCCCGGCTCGACCATGTCGTGGCAGCAGGCGCGCGATCTTCGCACGGCTTTGGGCCGCGTTATGGGCGTCCCGGAGATCGTGCAGTCGTTGGGGAAGGATCAGCTTAAGACAGCATATGGCGGGATTTCCGGCGACTTGCGGAATGCGGCGACGGCGCAGGATGCGGCGCGGGCATCGGCAGCCGCTGCGGGAGGCATGCCGCCACCGACCACCAGCCTCGCACGCGACTTCGATGTAGCGAACAAGGTGTCAACGGAAGGGCACGCCTTCGCCGAGAACACGTTGTCTAAAATCATTCGCGCCAATAACCCTGATCAGGAGACAGTCTCACCTAGAGCGGCTGTCCGCGCGGTTCTCGGCAGCGACGACGCGACCTTGTCAGCCATTCGCCGCGAGATGCCGGTTGCAGCCAATGAAGCCGCCGCGTTTGCGCTGAGGGACATGAAGGAAGCGCCGCCAGGTCAGGCGGGTGCAACTGGACACGAAACCTCTATCAGCTCCTTTCTCACTAACTTGAACAAACTACGGCAGGGCGCGCCGGGTGGCACGGCAGCGCTGTTCTCGGATCCTGCCGTGGCTCAGCGTGTGCAGGACTTGGCGAACGTCGCGGCCAGTATGCGAGAGACGGCGCGGATGGCGAACACATCACGCACAGGACCATTCCAGGCAATCGCGCAGCCGGCGGTTACCTTCGGCTCGGCGCTCGCCGCTGGGGTTAATCCGTTATACGCGGCTGGCGCCATGGCATTGCCGTTTGTCGCGAACAATATGGCGGGGCGGTTCTTCACTAGCCCCACCGCTGCTGCCATTGCTGGCGCTCCTGGCCCGCGCGTGCAGATGTCTCCGATGGCGGCGGCACTACTGGCGCAAATGGAGGCGCAGCGGACGCGTAACGCCCTGACGCCGCCGCCTAATCAATGATGTAAGCTAGTAGGATCAGCGGTATGGCGACAAGCATTGCCACTGCAGGCATACCGGTGGAGGCGCCGACAGCGAGCACCAATAGTCCGACTACGATTAGCTTCATGCCGTGAATACCTTAAGCAGGATTGCCAGCACTCCTACGAGGTTGGCAGCGACCATCCACGTCAGCACACGCAGTTGCCGATCGATGTGAGCGAATGTGTCGGTCATGTCAGCCATGAGGTGGCCAGAGATGGAGGGCGGCGAACAGCATGGAGCCTGCTGCGATCAAGCCGGCAGTCCCGCGCATCGTTAGGTCATGCATCAATCTGGTGATGCGTGTTTCGATGCGGGCTTCCAGCGTCGCCAAGTCTGCTTTGGTTGCAACATTGTCGCGGATCGCGTCGAAGATGGTTTCCGCAATGTGCTCGGCCTTCTCCTGCTCGATGCCGGCATCGCGGAAGGCTCTGGCTAGGGCAATCTCGTTAACTGTCATAGTCTGAAATGGCGCCGACCAGAAGCCGGCGCCCTCCCTTTCAGTATTGCACCCCGGACCATGTAATCCAGGCCACGACGTAGGTTAGAAACATCGTCGACAGGACGATGCCCAGCACTTTCAGCACGTCAGAAGCAGTTGGTGTAACAAGTGTTGCCGATACAGTTCGTTGTGCATGTATAGGCGTTGGCGCTCTCAGCGTATGCGCCGAGTGCCACGAGGACAGCGAGGGTGAGCGCTGCTAGGGTTTTCTTAGCCATGGGTCGAAGTATCCTTTCGGTCTGTGGTTAGGGCTGTCGCTGTGGTGGCGCCGCAGCGGCGGCCCGCTTCTCGTCTACGATGCGACGCAGCAACTCCCCGACACTCAGCCCCAGCTTCTTTGCCTCAGCCTTCAGCCAGCGGTTTTGTGGGTCGGACAATGTGACTGACATCCGCATCGCATGCACCATATGCGCACCACTTCCGCTGTTGTCAATGTTATTCGTTGGCTGTTCGGCCTGAGTTTGGTTGAGCTGTATGGACCTGGCACACCCCCGCAGGGGATTTGGGTCAATCCTGCTGAGGTGGTGACGGTGCGTGAGCCGCAGCGGAAGGACGGCTTCGCTGGGGGCACTCGCTGCGTAGTGACCATGGGCAACGGCAACCTCATCTCCACCGTGGAAACCTGCGAGGTGGTGGTGAGACGGCTGCGCTAATCGCTTGGTGGCGTCTGCCGCAGGGCGGTAGACTTCGCCGCTAGCCTTCATCGACTCGTCTTACACACCTGGCCTTGCCGGCGGCGCCGTTGCCGCCGGTTTTTTATTGCCGCCATTCCACCGAATGCCCGCGATAGCGTCACTAAACAACCGAGTCGTGAGCAGGGGGAGAATCGGGAACAGAAAGGGGGTGAGAACCTCTGGCCTCACCCTCCACAACCGCCGCGATGTCCGGGAAACTAGTGAATGAAATCAACAAACTAGTTTTATTTGTACGAATATCGCACGCATCTAACCCTCTGATTTCATTGGAAAAAGTTGTGCACGTTGTGCGCGGTTGTGCATGGCCTTCCGGCGGCGTTTTGGCTTGCTCAGGATGTCATCTACGATCGCCTGGACTGCTTCCCCGACAGCTTCCTTCGCGACCTCTTTGCTCACCTCAGCGTAGGCGCGAGCGGCATACACGACCGCGGCTCGCAGTCGCTCGACAGGAATGTCCCCGAGAGGGGTGGCCAAGAAGTCGTGCAACATTGCCAGCAGCTCATCCTTCGCGATTTCCGGCGCGAGGTCGTCGGCGCTCTCAAGGACGACACGCGTGTCGTTTTTCTGAGCTTGCTTGTCCTTGCTCATGCTTTTGACCCTTGCCCTAGGTGGTCGGCCAGCTTGACGATCGCCGCCTCAGCCATCTGCTGCTGGTCGGCCGACCGCGTATACAGTTCCACCATCGACAGACTGCTGTGCCCGGTCGTCGCTGCGATCCAGTTTGCAGGACAGCCAGCCTGCGCCAGGTTTGCCGCCCAGAGTTTGCGCAGGCCATGCATATTCAATTCATTCGTCAGGCCAATGCGGGCGAGCGCTTCCGGCAGTTGGTGGGATAGGTAGTTGGGCTTCCACGCCTTGCCCTGATAGTCCGTGAGGATCGGGGCATTGCCGATGCCAGTGACGGCGGACTTCCGCCACTGATCCAGTTCCGCCTTTAATGCCGGCAGGCACGGGATCGTCAGCGGCTGCGTTCGCTGCCTTCGCGTCTTCTGCGGGACGAACCGGAGGTAATTGCCGTCATAGGCGGCCCATGTCAGGGCGCAGAGATCGCCACGGCGGGCGCCGGTATAGAGCGCGAGGACGACCACGCGTCGTAGCGGCTCCGATAGCCGTGCGATTGCGAACTCGGCCTGCTCCTTAGTCCAGGCTGTCAGATGCCCACGATCGAGTTCCTTTGCCCCTCTGAAGGCGGGGTTCGTCACGGCGTAGCCTCGATCGACCGCCCACGAGAACAGTGCGGAGGCGGCGCGGATAAAGCCGTGAGCCGCACCGTGGCCGCGGGTTGACGCAATCCCGTCGCGAATAGCGAGCACTAGCTGGCGGCTCAGTTCGCTTACTCTGTAATCACGGATCTCGTACAACTCCCGCAGATAGATCACATACATCTGCTGGGTTTGGGCAGACAGCTTCGACCATGTTGGGCTGCGCTGGTAATTGGCGATCAGGACGCCAAGACTTTCGGGGTTCGGAGGGACTGTTTTGGCGCGAGAATGGTGTGCGGGGTAGTGGTGGACCCTAACGCTGCCGTCCTTCAGCGTCTTTCTGACGGTGCGACCGTTTGTCTCGGGCTTTGGCTGCCATCCCGTCGACGAGTTCTTGCACTGCGGTATTGATGTCCTTGCCACGCTCAGGCCTCCCGCCCTCGAAGGCCTGATCCAGCGCCAGCCTGTCGAAGCGCGGTTGGTTCGGCCCGAGATGATAGGACGGCGCCGGAAGCTTCCCGGCCTTGACGAGTGGCCTCAGCCTCTCGGCGCGGACACCGATATAATGTGCGGTGTCGTCTGGACTGAGCCAGCGCGGTTCCCGTATCATGTGTCTGCGCGCCAGCCGAGCGCGCGTAGCCGTTCGTGAGCATGCGATTGTCCCTCCAGGCTCTCGTGTGCTCGGACGGTCGAGGAGGGGGCGCTTCGCCTCGCTCCCTCCTCCCTATCCGAGACGTGTGGGTCTAGCATGCTTACGTTCCGGTTACAAACCTGTCAGCACGGGGGCACGCGCACGGTTGCCGGATCAATGCCCAGCGACGCGCATAGCTTCAGCATCGTTGCCCGCTTCGGATATGACGTGCCCTTGAAGTAGGTGCCGATGCGGTCCCGGTTACGCGCTACCAGATACCCGCGTGGATCGCGCATCTCGCCGAATACATCCCGCGCAATGTCGGAGTTGTTCTTGCCGGTCGCTGCCTTCCGCTCGTATAGCTGCGTCATCCAGTCCAGCATGTAGCCATCATTCCGCAGAATATTGTCGCGCTGCCTAGGCTGGGGAGGGCCGGCAAGCGCGTCTAGTTCATCCGCAAAGCGCCGCAGTTCCTGTGCGATACGACGGAGCTTCTCTTCTCTCATACCGGTTCTCCATTGTTCTGGTTTCCGCACGTCCCATAATTCGCCTTGTGGGACATACGGGCACGGAGCTCCACGATCTCGGCGCTGTAGTCCCGCGCTTCCCGGTCAGCGACCGCATATAGCGTGCGCAGCCGCACGATCTCGTTAACGGCGCGCTGGAGCGTCTCCCGCATGTCGTCGAACGAGCCGCGTCGCCCCACGATCCAGCGCTCCAGTTCCGCCACGATGTCCGTCGTGTCACTCATGGCCACCTCTGCAAACGGACGGTCAGCATGGCGCGAACAGATCCCGCTGCCGCGACCACAAATCCACCAACGGCAGCGTCACCGCGTAGCGGCTCGCCGAGCTGCCATCGATGCTGGTCGCACCGGACGCCGCAGCCAGCCGGAACCGGCACTCAGTGTTGACGCGCGCCACGTGGTAATGCAGCCGCCGGGCTGCGCAGAACTCACCCCAGCGCTGCATGTTGGCGAGTTTCCATTCCGTGCTGCCGCCGAGAAATACACCGACATTCGGCCCGACGATCGATGCCACATCCGCCTCGCTCATGCCGTCCTGCACCGCGAGCAGCACCAGCGGACACAGCGACAAGCAGCGGTTGAGCCAGCGCACACTGAGGCGCAGGCTGTCGAGGCCTCCAGCCACGATATCCGGCAGCACAATCCAGTCAGCTCTGCTGCCAAACTGCTCCACCAGCCGCTCAAACGCATCTTCGTCAAATGATTTATTGGCCTGGAAGTCCGCCCACGCGCCATTGTCCAGTGCGTAGTGCTCAAATCCCTCCGTGCGCCAGACACCGGCACGGGAGACGAGCAGACGCCAGTCGCGGCTGCGCAGCGCATCTAGATTGCGCCTTGTGCCGGTGCGGCTGGCGTAACAAAGCATGGGTGTGTCGATATGTGGGTGGTGGGCTGCGGCGAGACAGTCAGCAGCGATATGCCGTGCTCGCTCTCGATCTGGTGCCAGCAGTGACCGGGAACGATGGTCAATGTCCAGGGAAAGAGGCTGCGTGGCGTCTCGTGACGGCTGTCGCTATCCAAGATATGCAAGAAGCCAGCGCCATCAATCACTAGCACTATCTCATCATCCGCATGCCGCTCCCATGCACTGACGCCACTGTATTTTACCAAGCCAATAATGCCGTCGCGATACGGGATCGTCGGCCCGAAGGCCTTTGCAACCAACTCCAGTGCTGAGCTGGTGGGCGTGCGGTTATCCAGTCCCGGCAGCGCATTGAAGAGTGCTCGTAGGTTTGTCGTTGGCATTACCACTGCCTCCACCAAGCGATGACCCATACAATGAGTGCCAGCGTCGGCCATGCGAGCCATAAGCTATCGAGTGTCATTGGCCACCTCTGCAAACGGACGGTCAGTCCTCTTTCAGCGGCGCGGTGCGCAGATAGATTTGCTTGGCACCGACGCCGCAATATGGGCAATGCAAATTCCTCACGTGCGCAACCCACGTTTTCACCGGCACCAGCATCGGCTGCCAATCATCCCAAGCGTGATTGCAAGTGTTGCACCGGAGCCAGAGTGGCTGAAACGACGGTTGCTCAATCTCCATCTGGCCACCTCTGCAAACGGACAATTTACGACGCTGCCAGGCGCTTGCGTTCCTCCGCTTCAATCTCCCCCATCGGCACCTCGATCCTGGCGCGCTCAGCCAACCCTTTCGTCAACGCCATGCTGTTGTGGGCGCCACGCAACTGAGTTTCATGATGCTCAATGTCATTCATCGCGCGCCCCAAGAGATAAGCCAACAATTCAACCGGCGTTTCGCACTCGCACTCGTCCTCGTTTGCCTCGTAGGTGTCTCGGGCACCCTCGTCCGTCACTTGTATGCCGACGCGCGTCACCAGAGCGCGCACGACAGCAAGAAACCCATGCGCGCGCGCAAGCATCCGCTCGTGATATAAAATCTGCCAGAACGCATCGCCCACGATCTTCCGCATCAACTCGCATTCGTCGGCCATGTCACCCCCTCGCCGCGCGTCCACTCAAACACCGTGTGATCGCCGCCATCCGTCACGATGATGCGCTGCGCCTTCGTCACCGGTCCCAGCGTCGCCTCAGTCGCGCGCCTGGCGGCGTGCATGGCACTCGCGGCGTCAACGAAACGCAGCACCGGCCAATGCCGTCCGTCGGGCAAGAAGGCGTAGACGCTAAACTCTTCGCTGGTCATCCGCCGCATCCCGTATCATCGACAGCGACATGCCGAACTGCGCGGCCCAGTGACACGTGCACCAGCACCGCATCGGCTCGCCGCGGGACAGCGTAAACAATTCGCGGATTGGCTCAGTGCCAGGCGCAAACGCCATCGCCGGCTCGGTGCACTGGTCGCAGGTCATGTCTCGTGCGCCACGTCGGCCATGCTGCTCAGCGTCAGCACAATCGCATGCTGCACCGCTATCCGCCGCTCCGCCTCCCGCATGTTCATCCGCCCCTCGCGCGCCGCCTGGGCGAACACCGTCCGGCGGTAAATCAACTCGCGCTTCGCCTCGCGCACCATCTCGTCAATCGTAATCTCGGTCATCGCGACGCAGCGTCGGCGTCCGCTTCGCCATTGCCGCGAAACGCAATGTGCGGCGGGCCGCCGTCTTCCTCTGCCAGGCGCGCGCAGATGTAGCCGAGCACGCGACGCCGCGCGGGCAGCGCAACTTTCGCCAGCTCTTCGCATACGACATGCATTGCCTGGATCTCGGCGTCATTGATTTTGGCCATCACTGTTTCCCCTGTAATTCTGTCCGTCTATTGGCGATCGTTTCCGTTATCAGGTCCTCGTCCGATGGGATGGTGGCGGCGTCCCGCACCCGCGCGCGCCACTGCGCGTCGGTACGCAACGTGTCGAGGCGGACGAGGTCCATGCCGGCGATTTCGTTGAGCAGCGCGCCCATCGCATCGTCCGGCCAATTGGTCTCGTGCGTTTCTTGGTGGAACCGCTCGTGTGCCTCTGCCAGCGCCTTCTCCACCTCGACGCGGATTGGCTCCGGGGCGGTGTTCAACGCATCCAGCACACGGCGGTGGCCGCTGATCGCTTCCACCTCCGCAAGCGTCTGGGCGGCTCCCAGGGCGGCGCGCAGGTTGGTGCGCCACTGGGCCAGGCTGCGGACCTCGAGCGGGTCTGTAGCCGCTTCTGAGGGCTTGGGCGGGGGCGTATCAACGATTACCGGCTCCGTCACTTCCCCATCAATGTGTGCGTCTATGTGCGCCGCTTCCTCCGGCACATACATCCCACCCGTGGCACTCGGCCATATCGTGCGCACGCCCTCGCTCACGCAGCGGCTGCGCAGCATCTGCCGCGGGAATTTGGCATACATGTCCTTGCCCCTGAGCCCCGCCTTCTGCACCCGCGCCATGTCCCAGCTGATGCGCGCCGCGCCGCCCTGGCTGTGGCTGAATGTCGCATCGGCAATCTCGTCGGACAGGCTGTGCCACTGCACCTTGCCGCCGGCATCGAGGAAATCTCTGAGCATGGCCTCGGCCTTCTTGGTCGGCCTGCCCTGGATGATGTCATAGTCCCTTGCTGCCAGCGCCGGGTGGCGGCCTTCGGCGTGCGCAATCATCATCAGCGCAATCGCCTGCTCCGGCGTCTTCATGCCGAATAGCCCCGACCGCGCGATAAACGTGCCGAGCCGCACCACCTCGTCAAACGACAGCGCGGTGCGGGCAACCGGCACAATGGCGGTGACCTCGTCGCTCATTGCTTCAACCCTTTGGAAGCTGGACGCGATTTAGGCTGCGGCATCAAGCCAAGCTGCAGTGCTATGGCCGGTATATCGGCTTCCTCGATATACCAGCGGCCACCCTCGTAATTGCCGGGGATGTCGCCATTGATTACGGCATGATATAGCTCGCGGTAGCTGGGCGTCCTGCGAATGCCTGGCACAGCCGCCAGCGCGCGCGGCAGTTGCGGCAGTCCAATCCTTCCTTTCCTCGTCACTTTGTCCCCAGTATCAAATGCGGCTCCGGGTTGCTGAGCGTGGCGCCGTCAACCGACACGCCGTCGAGCAGCACCTTGGTGATGAGGCGCATGTCCGGGGAGTGCTTGACCAATTCGTCGGGCAGCAAACTGGCGTCGGTAATGACCGCGGTGCTGCGATGGCCCAGGCTCGCGGTGTAAGTCGCGCGCTCCAGCGGCTCGCCCAGTTCCAGCGCAATCAACATGCGCTCGATGACGTCACGGTTGGCTGCTGCACGCTTCTCCAGCCGCAACGCCCGCTCGCGCGCCAGCTTCGCCAGCACCTCGTCCGCCATGACGGCGTCGGCGTAGCGGTCCATCAACTCGAATGCGCTGCTCTCGCCTTCGATGGTGTCGCGGCGGAGTTTTTCATCAATCGCATCACCGGCCTTCGCCATTGCCTGCTGCGCGGCACTCATGGCCGCCTCAAGCCGCCGCGGGGACGGCGGCTTCATACCGGCACCGCGGTCATGGAATATGACGTTAATGGCCTGTTGGGTAATCCGTCAGGGCGAAATGGAACGGTATTGGATTGCGTCATCCACGCCAGCAGTACCTCGTGCTGGGTGCACCAGGCGCGTGCTTCCGCAATGTCGCGGGTCGTCGCAACGCTCCCCCTGCCCCCGTGTGCATCCACGTCATACGCGCGCAGATAGATGGGAGTTTCGTCGTCCCAGAATATCCGCGCCGCCAATTCGTCTCTGTCGGTGGTGTTATACAGCCGCATGGCCCAGGACATTGAACCACCCCTCGTGCTTATCGGCATGCTGCGGAGCATACACACGAAGTTGCCTATGAGGCAAGCGAGAGATCGAGTTGTCGGTTGACACGCGGTAATTGCCGTTGGCACAATTCCGCAGGCGCTGGGGGACTGTCCTATTGGGCAAATCTCCGTCGCTCGCCGGCGCCTATCCCCGGCCGTATACGAAGCAAAGTGGGCCGGGCTTTCGGTTTCCTTACTGCTTCACTTTCGGGAACCGCCCGGCGGCGAGGGAGGCTTGCGCCGTGCCGAAATGCGGACAGCAGATGAGCGAGACCTCGGCGACTTCTTTCGCGGCTTGCGGGTTACAGAAGTTGCGGCGGCTGACGGATCTGGCGATTGGGGAGGCTCTGCGGGAGCGACTTGCAAAACGAAAGAACCGGGGAAAAGCGAAGAAAGCTTCTCGCGAAGCTCGGGATCAACGTCGTGGCCGAGACGACCGCGAAAAATAAAGTCCATTGAGCAGCGGAAGCTTTCGCAGATGCGGATCAGCACGTCGATGTTGGGCTGCCGCGTGCCCTTTTCCCATTTGTTGAGCAGTTGCGGCGTGATCTGTAGCGCGTCGGCCCACTGCACCTGAGAGTGCCCGTTGGCGATGCGCAGCATGCGCAGATGCCGCCCGACCTGGGCGAGCGTGCCCTGTCTCACCCGTCTGGCCATGGCCATAGCGTAGGCGCTTCTGGGCATTTCCTCTACGCCCCCCAAATTGCCGTTTCGGCAACTAGACTTTGGCGTAGCCTCGCGCAAATGACAATCACGCTGCGGTAGTGTTACGGGGTCGGATACACGCTCGAAAGGCATTGCCAATGAGGCAAGTTTTCGGGCATGCTGGGTTGCCGTGGAGCATGCCCGCATCATCGATGACCTGGCGGAGCGCCTGGGTGGGCAGGCCGAGTTGGGGCGTCGCTTCGGCTTGTCCAACAGCACCATATGTCATTGGAAGGACGACGGGATACCGGCGCGGCACTGGCCGCTGTTGCTGGAGATCGCGCGGCGCGCCCGCTACAAGCTGACGCTTGACGACATCCACAAGCACTCGCCGCTGCGGCCCAACGGCAAGCCTGCGCGTGTAGGCTAAGGGGCGGGGTGGTGGGGGGAAGCGCTGGATTACGCCGCTTTCGCCTACAACCGCCAGTCGTGCGCGAGTGGCCGCTGCAGGCGCAAATCGCGAAGTTATTGACGATCGAGATTGCGCCGGCGGGGCACTGCAGCCCGTGGGGCGTGTGGTGGTGTTCGATTGATCACGCGAATTACGGCGGCATTCCTGCGACGCGTGTCCGCCGCGGCATCATTGCGGGATTGGGTGATCTGTATGTCGAGCACCACGGGCGCGCGCACTGGATCGAGCTGAAGGCGGCGGACGGACGCCTGACGCCGGCACAACGCGAGCTGGCGGGTGAAATCATCAAGGCCGAAGGACGGTGGGCACTCGCACGCAGCGCTGACGACGTATTGGCGTTATTGGACCAATGGGCTGTGCCGCGCCATCGCCGCACGCGGGTGGCGGCATGAGCGAGGACGTGTTGCGCGTTTGGCTCTGTCCGCATTGCGGCGACGAGGCATGGACACCGATCGCTGACAGCTACGTCTGGTGCTATCGCTGCGAGGAAGTAATGATGGACGATACCGGACAGAAAATCGTGGTGGATGAGAATGATCATGTAGTGCGCGTCAATTAGGGGAAAACATGACAGAAAACGATACTGACCGGTTCACCGCTATTCCGACATTCGTGAATGGCATCAAGTTTAAAAGCCGGCTGGAGGCGCGCTTTTATCAATGGATAAAGCGAAACTCCAATCCTTCTCTAACGAAGATTATCCATGAGCCGTTCCGTCTCGGTCGTAACCAGTATCTGCCAGATTTCGGGATCGCTTCGCGCAAGACGGAAGACGGCGTTTTTGTCGAAGTCAAGCCAATCGCATTCGCCCATGAGGCGCTGCTCGCCATCGATACAGCCCGCGAGACAGGCATCAACCTGATGGTGGTGGACGACTTCGGCAGAGACGACTGGGTCTGCTACGGCTCGGTCAGTCTCGGCGATATCGACTTCTTCTCAACGCTCAAAGAGCACGCCATGGAAGTCGGCATTCCCGACAACTCGGGCCGGCTTATGTTTTTTTATGGAACGTCTGGCCGTTTTTAGAAGCGGAATAGCGGTATGTCCAAGCTTCGGTGGACAAAGAACTGGTGGGGCGATGAATACAACGATCCCGCCCTCCAGCAATGCAGCCTCGCCGCTCAAGGGGCATGGCGTCGCTTATTGTGCGTCGCAGCATTGCTGAGTGAGCGCTACGGCTACCTCATGATCGGCGACCGGCCCGCTACCGACCGCGAGCTCGCCGGGTTGGTGAAACGACGCCTCAGCGTCACCCGCTTCCGCCGCCTGCTGGCAGAACTCCTCCGGCATAAATTGATCGCTCGTTCCGATGACAAAAGCGTACTTTTCGCGCCCATCCTTGTGACCAGTCTGTACAGGTTTGAGACTCAATCGCGCAAGGGAACGAAAAGCTGGGAGGCGCGGAAAAGGCGGGCTTCAGAGGAAAACGGTTCAAACCAATATCATGACGCGGTTCAAACAGTGGTTCAAACGAGAAGCAGAAAGGAATTACCCCAAAAGGTAATTCCTTTCTGCGTACCAGAAGACGCTTCAGAAAAGCGCGCCTCGCGCTCTGACGGCGCACGCGCTTTTCCTTCGCGTCCGCCAGAAGCAAATCCCACCCTCACCGAAGACGAGAAAATTCAGCGATTGCACGATATGGCAAAAAGGCTGACGTAATGCCCGACAGCTTGCACCAACTCGACCCAGAAGACCGCGCCTGGGCAGAAACCTGGATCCGACTGCAGTCGGGCCTCCACCTAGTGCGCCGCCACCGCCCACGCGCCTTCGCCTGGCTCGTCGCCAACGTCCCAAAAGCCGCAGAAATCGCCACACGACACGGCTGGGACAATACGCCCAGGATTAAACGCGCCCCCACCGTCAGCGAACTCAACGCCGTCGCCGAAACACTCAAGGCATTCACGCCTCACGAGCCAACTCGCTCCACCTCCCAGCAAATCGACGCCCTCACCGGCATCCCTCTCCGACCCGCTCACCTCTCCCCCCAGCACCTCGACGCCATCAACCCTCTCCCCAACGGACGCAAACGAGGTAACCCTTGACCACCATCCCTAGCGCCTGCTACACCCCCACCTCACCAGCACTGGGGTTAGATGCCCATGAGCACCCCCAGTGCTACTGCAATTGGGCCGTCGCTCACACCGTCCCACAACGCGAAGCCTACGCCAGCGATAACCTCGCCCGGCAAGGCTTCATCAACTTCCTCCCTACCTTCGCCCGCCGTCGCTATGGCTCTCCACGCATCATCCCAACACCGCTTTTCAGCGGATACGTCTTCGTCAATCATGAACCCAACACCTCCTGGCGACCCATCCGCGAAACGCCAGGCATCCAGTCACTGCTTAAATGTGGCGACAAATTACAGTATGCCCGCGCAGGCGCCGTGGAGGCGCTACAAGCCACAGAGCACCTGCGCGCTATACCCCTACCACCCCACTCGCTGTGGCGCCTCGGAGACGCGTGCAGGCTCGCGCACGGGCCATTCCAGCGACTGCATGCAGTCGTCGCAGCTCTGGATGGCGAGATTGCCACCGTCACAATCCTCATGTTGGGCGAATTGCGCGATATTCGTATCGAAATAAACAACCTCGCTCGCGCCTGAAAAACAGACTGAACAGGCCCTGACAATGCCTCAAGCTGCACCCAAGCGTCCGCCAGTCCGCACCAGCTTTAAGCCCGGACAGAGCGGCAATCCTGGCGGCCGTCCAAAGGGGCCAGTCGCTGATATCGCAGCTCTCGCGCGAGAATACGGTGCGGACGCGATACTAACGCTCGTCGGCTGTCTCCACGATCCGCGGCACAAAGTCGCTGCGGCGCAGGCACTTCTCGATCGCGGCTATGGTCGTCCACAGCAGACAATCACTGGCGACGCTGAGAAGCCCATTGCCATCGATTTCACCTGGCAGGCAGCCGCAGAAGACGCTGTGCCGCAAGCACAAACGCCGGCCGCGCAGCAACTCAGCAACCAAGTGCTCGAATTGGTGTGGGAAAGCGTCAAAGACGAAGAATAGCGTCGTCGTCTACGCAAACGACAATCGTATATACGCCATACAATGCTCGCAACTTCGTGGCAACGTGCTCAAACGAGGATTTGCAGACGTGGCGCATTCTGTACGTCCCAAACCCTGTGTCTCATGCGTCTCATTAGCCAGACATGCAGTTAACACCTGAGGAAATGGCGACTGTCTACACGCTCTGGCCGGGCCGTGGCGGCGGCTCGAGGCGGCCTGGGCGGGGCATTTCCCCCATGGCCACTGCGACCCCCCGGCACCCACCGGGGGCATGGGCACTTTCGGTCCCTCCAGCGGTGTCTGGGTCCCTCCCCCAACAACCAATACTTACCCCCGGGCCTACCGTTACGACAGCGGTATGGGACGCCGGTAAGGTGAGGTTTGGTGCGTTTCGGTCATCGTTATGAGTGGGCATCGGCAACGTATTGTTCTGCCGTTCACGCCTCGGCAATGGCAGCGTCCGTTGCTGGACGACCCTGCGGCGCGGATAGTAGCTGTGGTGCATCGGCGAGCTGGCAAGAGCACGGCGCTCCTCTGGAGGGGCCTGAAGACTGCGATAACCACGAAGAAGCCCCTACCGCGTGTAGTGCACATACTCCCATTCTCAGTGCAGTGGAGTCGGACGGGCCTGTGGGACCAGGCGGTGAGGGCTGCGGAGGCGATACCAGGGACGGAGATACGCAAAGCCGCCATGAGCATACGTCTTCCCAATGGGGGGACGTGGCAGGCTGGTGGGGCTGATAACCAAGAAGCTTGGAGGGGCGGCTATGCGGACGAGTGTATATGTGATGAGTTTGAGGATTTTCCGCCAAGCATGATAGCGCTTGTCATTGAGCCGATGTTAGCGGACAGGAATGGCACATTAATACGATCAGGAACCCCCAAGGGCCGTGGGCTACTGCAGAATGCGTTTGACAGAGCGAGAAACAGTCCTGATTACAGCAGTTACCTTCTGGACTACAAGAAGACGAATGTGTTGAGTGACGAGGCGATAAACAGGCTAAGAGCGGAGATGTCTGACGAGGAGTTTGCCCAGGAGTTAGAGTGTAGTTTCAATGCGCCTAACTCAGGCTCTTATTATGGAAAGTTGATGAGTGAGGCTGAGGAGGAGGATCGCATCACCAACGTGCCTCACGAGCCCACCCTCAGGGTATATACAGCGTGGGATTTGGGGATAGATGATGCGACGAGCATATGGTTTGCGCAAATATTACGAAGTGGGGAATGGCGGCTCATAGACTACATAGAAGGATCCGGAGAGAGTCTCGAGTATTATGCGCGGATAATTCGCAGCAAGCCGTATGTGTATGAGCGGCATATACTCCCGCACGACTCCCAGGTGAGAGAGCTTGGCAGTGGCAAGAGTCGTACTGAAACCCTTCATTCATTAGGATTAAAGCCCACGCGTGTTATCCGTCAGCACAATGTGGCTGATGGGATAAATGCTGTCAGAATGGTTCTCCCCAGAGCCTACTTCGATGCCAACAAATGCCAGGTTGGCATACGCGCCTTACGCAATTACCGGCGTAATTGGGACGAGCATGGGCAGACGTGGAAGTCGCATCCGGTGCATGACTGGGCGAGTCACGGGGCGGATGCGTTTAGGTATCTGGCATTAGGGATACGCGAGGACACCAGAAAGCCCCTCGCGGAGCCCAATTGGCAGAGCCAGTATGAAGCGCCGTATGGCCATGCGAACTGTAATTGGATGGTGGCGTGATGGCGGAGATAACCCTTATGGCGGCGTTCATAACGATCGTCATCCTCATGGTGACGATGTTGACATGACGAGCCGCAAGGAGCTGACGGCGTATTGTGCGGTATCTCCGAATGGGTATCCGGCGCCGAATACGATAGCGCTAACGCCGAAGGATGTGGAAGCGAAGCTGCAGCAGGTTATTCGGGACGGGGATACGGCGAAATCCAGAGGATGGAAGGTAGCCCTGCTTCGATGCATTCTGATGGAGTTCATTAAATGAGTGAGACGGCGAATAATGAGTACATGGTGGAGCAGTTTGGTGGCAACAGACATCCTGATAATCCTTCATTGCAGCAATGGCTGAATGAGATGGCGAAGGACGGCTGGAAGCTCATAAGTGTCTCGGACAACGTGGGGTATTTCGAAAGAGTTATTCCGGTGCAGCACAACACGCATCGGCGGCACAGATGATAGAGTTGCTTATTCAACTGCTGGTTATACTCCTGATATTTGGCCTCATTTGGTATGTCATAAGCCTCATTCCGCTACCGCCGCCGTTTCCTGTGATAGCGCAATGCATATTGGCGTTGATACTCCTCCTTGTTCTCCTGAGTTACCTTCTTCCAGCGCTTCGCATACCGGTATTGCGGTGACGCCGAGTCACAGGGACGGGCTGGCGGCGGCGAGGCGCGTGAATGCGGCGAATGCGGACGGGTGTCCGGCGGACGTGTCGGATGTGCTTATGATGATGGTATATCATACGTCTCTCGTCATTCGGGACTTGCCGGAGAGTCAGCGGGTGGCGAAGGCGTTGGAGGTATCGCGTCAGCTTGTGGCGAATGTGCGGGAGAGTTTGGACTAAGTGCCCAGGGGAGACGCGGAGATACTGCGGGAGGCCAAGCGCCTGTTTGAGCGTTGTGTGTCATGGGAGGCGACGGCGCGTTCGAATGCTGAGCATGACACGAAGTTTGCGAATGGGGATGCGTTGAACGGGTATCAGTGGGAAGCGTCGGTGCGGCAGGACCGGGTAGGGCGTCCGTGTTTAACGACGAACAAGGTGAGGCAGCATAATCTGCAGATAATCAACGACGCCAGACAAAATAAGGCCCAAATCAAAGTTACCCCGACGGGCAACAACGCGACGTATGAAGCGGCGCAGGTATTCAGTGGCATAATCAGAAGGATTGAGTATCAGTCGAAGGCGATCGATGCGTATAGCACTGCGATATATCATCAGGTGGAGAGCGGCATTGGCTTCGTTACAGTTGAAACTGAGTATGTGGACGCTCAGGGGTTCCAGCAGGAGATATACATCAGGAGACAGAGTGACCCTAGCAAGTTCTACATCGATCCCGATGCGAAGGAGTATGACAAGGCGGACATGAACTTTGCGTTCGAGTTTGCCGACATACCCAGATATCAGTGGGAACAGGAGCATGGCCCCAACAGTGCTCCTCCTCCTGCTGCGTTTGACAACACGGCGGACGACTGGAGCACGACGGACCATGTAAGAGTTGCGACGTATTGGCGGCGCAATACGAAGGGCGACAAATTACATTTGCTGAGGGATGGCAGGACGATCAGAGATAGTGACCTCGATGATGACCAGCGCGAAATGTATGAGCCACTGATAGACCGCAGCCGGGAAGTCACCGAGAAGGAAGTCCTCTGGTATCGGATAGAGGGCAACGAGATAGCGGATAGAGGGACATGGGCAGGTAGATACATACCGATTGTGCCGTGTATTGGCGAAGAGACGGTGATTAACAAGGTAATGGACAGAAAGGGGCATACGAGGAGCCAGATAGATGCGCAGCGGATATATAATTACTGGTCATCCGCGGCCGTAGAACAGGTGGCATTGCAAACCAAGGTCCCCTTCATTGCTGCTGCTAAAGCCGTGGAGGGGCATGAGGACAAGTGGCACGACGCGAACGTAAAAAACCTCGCGTATCTGCCGTACAATGCGACGGACGATGACGGCAAGGACCTGCCGCCGCCCGCCAGGACACCACCGCCGACGATGGCGCAGGCGTATATTCAGGGCATGACGATCGCCCGGCAGGACCTGCTGGATGTAACGGGGCAATACCAAGCCGAGTTGGGGATGCCGAGTAACGAGCGCAGTGGCGTTGCGATACAACAGCGGCAGCGGCAAGGGGATACCGCGACATACCACTACATCGACAACCAGGCGAAGATGATCCGCCAGGTTGGACGCATATTATTGGACTTAATCCCCAAGGTTTATGATGTGACGCAGGTCATGCAGATTATGGGGGAGGATGGCGAGGCGAGTGATGTGCTGAGCACACCCAATAGCACTGTGCCTCACATGCAGGTTGCGCCCAATCAGCCGATAGGCCCGCAGGGCCCGCAGCCATTGACGCCGCAGCAGGCGGACCAGATGCGGGCGGACCCTAATCAGCCCAACCCGTTGGTCATCTTCAATCCGAATATCGGGAAGTATGATGTTGAGGCGGATGTGGGGCCGAGTTTCGGCACGCAGCGGCAGGAGGCGAGCAATGCGTTCTCGCAGATTATGCAGGCCAATCCGGCGGCGTTTCAGATTGTCGGGGATTTCTGGGCGCAGAACAGCGACTTCCCCGGAGCGGATGAGTTGGCGGAGCGGCTGAAGCGAGGATTGCCGCCGCAATACAAGCCGGGGCCGGACCCGCAGGTCGTTCAGTTGCAGCAGGCCAGCCAGCAGATGCAGCAGAACGCGCAGAAGCTGTTGCAGCAGGCCGACGCTGAGATTGCGACATTGCGGGCGCATAACACACGCCTCGCGGAGCTGAACAGCGACAAGCACGGCGAATTGGTGATTAAGGATTACGAGGCGGAGACGAACAGGCTGAAGGCATTGGGGCAAGTTGACCCGCATGCCGTGCAGATCATCGTAAGACAACTGCTCAGGGACATGCTGCAGACGGACATTATTCCGATATTGCAGGGGCATGCGCAAATCCAATCGGACATTCAGCAGACGATGGCGCCTCCGGAGCAACCACAGAACGGGACGGCGCAGGCGGCGCAATGAGCGAGAGCCTGGCGGAAGCCTTGGCCGAGATCCGGCGGGCGGTTGACGCGCTCAGCAACCGCGTCGCCCGCCTCGAGGCCACACAGGCCATGGCCTACGGCCGCATGGGCGAGCTGGCGGTCGAGAGCGATTTCACCATCGAACACAATGTGACCAGCAACACCCCGAGGTAAAGCCATGAGCGACAAGCCCCCGCTGCCCCCCGGCATATTGCCGAATATCTTTGATACCGACCCGCCGCCGCTCAATCCGGCGACGATTGTTGGCGACGGCTTCGTGGCGATCGACCAAGGCATAGTGGACGCCGAAATCATAGCCGCAGAGGAAGGCGAGACACTGGAGGAAGAGCTGGCGGAAGAGCAACAGCCGTGAGCGAGACTGAGGAACAACTTCCGCCGCCAGAACCGGAAGCGCCGCCGCCGGAGCCTAAGCCGCCACCGCCGCCGGCCAGAGAGGCAGGGGATGCGGAAGACCCGGTAGAGCGGCGCATCGCGCGGCTGACGGCACGGCTCAGCAGCGCCGCCAGAGAGCGGGACGAGTTCGCGGCCAGGCTCGCGGCGCTGGAGAACTACCAGCGGCAGCAGGCGCCGCCGCAGCAGCCGGTGGACCCACAGTATCAGCAGGCCGTGCAGGCCGAGGGACAGCGCATCGCTGCATATGAGCGGACGCAGGAGAAAATCCGCACGTTCCATGAGACGGGTGCCGCGGAGTATCCGGACTGGCGGCAACGCTGCACCGATTTGCAGGCCATGGGCGCCGATAGCCAGATTGCCGAATTGCTGGTGGAAATGCCGGCCGGGCCGAAGATCGCGGCGGCCCTCTCGAATGACCCGGAGGCCGTCGAACGCATTGCGTCATTGCGCGGCGAGCGGGCACGCGCGATCGCACTCGGGCAATACGCCGAGAAGCTGGCCGCACAGCCGGCGCGGAACGTGAGCAAAGCACCGCCACCACCAAAGCCGGTGGAAGGGCGGGTGTCGTCGGCTTACGACATCTACAATCCACGCAATACGCCGGACGAAATGGTGGATTACTTCATCAAGCAGGACATTGACAGGAGGCGGCGGGCATGAACAAGGACTTTGATAAACGCAAGCCGGTCACCGCCAAGCCGCTGTCCACCGTGTCGGCCACCGGAGGGATACCCGCCAGAACACCACCGCCAGGACAGAACAACAACGCGCCAACGGTAAAGAAAGTCGCGGCAACAGGAGGCAGGAATGGCAAACGGTAAAGCACCCCCACACAACGACGCAGGGACGACGAAAGGGACGGATCGCGCTCTCTCCTCACACGAGGCGGCATTGCGCGGGAGGCTCGCATCCCTGCCAGTCTATAAGGCGCCGGCGGATACCGGCAGCAGCAGCAAAATGCCGACAGGGCGGGCGACGGACCCGCTCATCACCGGCAGGAATGCGAAGCGCTGATGCCGCTGAAAACCAGCAAATCTCCAGCGGCCTTCAAAGAGAATATCAAGGCCGAAGTTAAGGCGGGGAAACCAATTCGCCAGGCCGTCGCCATTGCGTATTCGAAGAAACGCGAAGCGAGCCGGAAGAAATAACAGTGGAAGCGCAGGAGTTCCGTCACCTTGCAATCGAGCGGCTCGTGGAAATCGAGAAGACGCTCAAACTCATCCTGTCCTCCGTTCGCCAGCCGCTCATCGTCGAGCAGCGGCAACCACAATTCCCGGCCAATAGCGCCGGTAATCGCCGTCCGGAGAGGCGTTAGAAGCGCTGTTTTGTTGGCAGCGCTTCACTCCGCGCACCGTGTCTGAAGCCGTCCGAGCGGCAATCCTCGTGCGACGTAATCCCCCTTAACCGTGCCTAAGGCTTCCTCTCAGCACCCGGCGGCGCAACCGCGTCGTCGGGACTGAGCAGGAAGCACCCTGAGAGAGAAGTCGGCGGCACTCCGCACAGGAGCCCCCGATGGCTGTAGCTACAAATACACTGCTGAACATCAATATGATCACGGCAAAAGCCCTGGCCATATTGCACCAACGCCTCAACTTCGTCGGCGCCATCAATTAAATCCATGGTTGATGTAAAACCCCGCTAATTGCTGGAACCTCCTTAGAGCCAATGCAGCCACAGCGCACTCAGAAATGACAATCGCGACGGCAGAAAATGCATTGGATTGGAAAATCAGCAGCCAAGCCGCTTACATCGTATGAGCGCTTATCCCATATGATAATGCGGAAGGTTCAACGACTAGCCGAAAGGCGTAGGGCCAAGCGGCCCGAAATGCGGGGATCATGCATGCGCACTATCAGGCCTCTTGCCGAACGCTTCGCAGAAAAGGTCAGACAGTGCGACGGATGCCATGAATGGGCTGGCGCTATCATGAAAGGCGGTCCACGGACCACCGGAGGATATGGCCAGATCAACGTGGGCGGCCGGGCTACATATGCTCATCGCGTCGCATGGGAACTGGCAAACGGCCCAATCCCAAAAGGCGCTCAGGTGCTCCATTCCTGCGATAACCGCAGATGCGTAAACGTTGCACATCTAAGGCTTGGCTCTTTCCGCGACAACATGGACGACATGCTGAACAGGCTGCGTCAACCCCATGGGCCACGGAATGGGCACGCCAAGCTGACGGTTAAGCAGGTCAGAGCAATCAGAGAGGAAAAGGGCGATTATCTTGGCTTCCAACAGGATCTCGCTAGGAAATACGGAATTACCCAGCCTCTCGTGAGCATGATCCGTTCCGGACGCATCTGGAAGTATGTGTGATAAGATATAGTCTGCTCTGTCGGGAAACCGGCAGCCGCGCAAGCGGATCGCATCTAGCGCATGCGATCGAACACATGGCGACAATACGACCCATCCTTCGCGCAGAGCGGTGCCAAGATTGGCAGTAGCCTGCGCATTCGCCTGCCGGTGCAGTTCACCGTGGCCAGCACACCCACACTGGCAATCCAGAACACGGTTGAGACGAATACCACGCTGACCATCAGCCAGCAGAAGCACGTCGATTTCAGCTTCTCGAGCCAGGAACTGACGCTGAATATCGATGATTTTTCGGCTCGATATCTGGAGCCGGCATGCGCCGTGCTGGCGGCGAATGTCGAGGCGGACGCGTTGTCAATGGTTAATTCCGTCTGGAACCTCGTCGGCACCGCGGGCGCCGGGCAGACGTTCAAGACCGTGCTGCAGGCCCGCAAGGCACTGCTCGATAACCTCACGCCACAGAGCCAGCAATGGCAGTTGCGGATTAACACGCAGGATAACGTGGACCTTGTGGACAGCTTGAAAGGACTGTTCCAGCAATCCACGCAGATTTCCCGGCAATACGTGGACGGCGTCATGGGCCTCGCCGCTGGCTTTGAGTGGGCCGAGAATACGTTCCTGACGACGTTCACCCGCGGCGCTGAGGCCGGCTATGTCGTGGGCGGCGCCGGACAAACGGGCTCAACGCTCGCGGTTACCACCGGCTCCGGGGCGGGAAATGTCGGGGATGTGTTTACGATTGCGGGTGTTTTTGCTGTGCACCCGGAGACAAAAGTGAATACGGGACGGCTGCAGCAATTCGTGCTGACGGCAGCCTATACCGGCGGCGCAGGCAACATGAGTATCGCGCCGGCGATTACGACAACCGGCGCATACCAGAACGTCTCCAACTCCCCCGGCGCCGGCCAGGCACTGACCTTTGCCGGGACAGCATCCACCGCAACGGGTAGCAGCATCGCATTCCATCCGGATGCTTTCACATTCGCAACGGCCGATCTCGTGATGCCAAACGGGGTTGACATGGCAAGTCGGGCACAGAAAGACGGGCTCAGTATTCGTGTGGTCCGTCAGTATGATATAAACAACGATGTCCTACCATGCAGGTTAGACATCTTATATGGTTACACTGCAATGCGGCCACAACTTGCATGTCGCTTGATGGCAAACTAGCGTTATTTGCTATTGCTTGTCAATGGTGAAGCGTCTTACTTTGGCGTATGGACAAGCAAGAGAGACCGGTCTGTTCCGTTCCTGGCTGCGGGCGCCCAGTCCGCAGCTCAGGTTTCTGCAACCCACACCATCTAAAATGGCTGCGCCACGGTGACCCACTCGGCAAACGAGAACGACATCACGGCCTCTCTCTTCGGGAACGAATGACCCTCTATAGCGAGCTAGGATCTTTTTGTCCCAAGCTTGGTTCCCATTGCTTAGAATGGAAAGCCGCCCGCAACCTACGCGGATATGGCGTCATCAACGACGGCACACGTAGTCAGCTAGCGCATCGCATGGCGTGGGTTCTGGAACATGGCAGCGTCCCTGAGTATCTCGGTGTGTTGCACAAGTGCGACAACCCGGCGTGCGTTAGGCCGGATCATCTGTTCATAGGCACGCGAGCTGACAACAACGCCGACATGATGGAGAAAGGTCGCTCTCGATCTGGCACCAATCCTCCCCGAGGCGCTTCCACTTGGTGCGCGAAACTGACAGAGGATGATGTGCGCACCATTCGTGGCAGCACAGAGCGAGGCGTCGACCTTGCGCGGAAATATGGTGTGACGAGAGTAACCATTACCGACATTCGCAAACGTCGTAGTTGGGCGCATGTTGCATGAAATACTACGACTTGAAGCGCAACTGGCGTAAGGTGCAGCCGCACGTCCAGTCGCCGCCTGTGCAAAAGGTGCTGGCGCGCAACCTCAATAAGCTGACATATGGCAAATGGCGCAAGCGCTTCGAGCCGGGGATGAAGCCATTCGACTTCGAGAGTTGTGACTGGCACTTATTCCGTCGCGGACGGCATCCTGCTTATTGGCAATACGTGAAGCATGGCGCGTGTCATTGGCTGGTCAACTTCTGGCTCGTAACTGCGCAACGCACACTTCCCAATCGGCCTTGGCGGATCATCACAAGCGATAAGCATTCGACCGTATGGGATGGCGAGGAACTGCTGTTCGATTTCAATTTCCAGGCCTTCGGGATTGATCCAGACGAGTGCTTTGCGTTGGCAAATGAAGAGGAATTGCCGATAGGCGAGCATCGGAAAACGTATATGGCCGATCACTGGCGTAAATCCTTACGCCAAGCCCACATCGAATAGGAGGCACGACGCCCATGGCGCAATATACGTCCGTCACATATCCGACAGGCCAGTCAGTCGCCTACGACCTTGGTCCCGGCCTGCACGACATGACCTCGATTATCAACGGCAACGGCTTTACCGGTATGAGCGTCACCGCCCATGCCGGAGGAACACGAGCAGCGGCAACGCCGCTCACCTCCGCCTGCAACCTCATCGCCGTCTGCGCCACCACAGCAGACAGCGTAACACTGCCCCCAGCCATGGGGGGGCAGGTCATGTGGGTCAGCAACGGCGGCGCAGCAAGCGCACAAGTCTACGCAGCCAACGGCACCACCGACACAATCAACGGTGTGGCGGCCGCAACCGGCGTGGCACTCGCCGCAGGTAAGTCACAGGTGTTCATGAGCCCGATTAAAGGCGCCTGGTTCGGCGTGCTGTCGGCATGAGCGACCGCAGCGGGACAATCTACAGCCCCGGTCCTGCACTGCAGGACATGAGCGTAATTGCCGATGGCGGAGGCCACTCGTGGGCACTCCATATCTGCGCCCACCCAGGCAACGTCCGCGATACCGCAACACCCATGCGGGCCTGCCTCAATATCGTCGATACCGCGGCGGCGGACGGCGATAGTGTCTCGCTGCCAGCGGCCAGCGGCGGACAACTCAATTACGTCATTAACCACACGCCATTCGCCATCAGCGTCTATGCCGCCCCGGCAACATCGGACCTCATCTACATGAGCGACGGCAGCACGTTCGTTGAGGCGACATTGCCGGCGGGCGCCTCGTCCATGTTCGTCAGCGTGCCGGGACGGTGGGTCATTACCACGCCGCCACCCGTGGCACCCGATACCGGCGACGTGCCAGAAGCACCGACAGACGGCGCCGCATACGTGCGGGCACTGGCATCGTGGCTCAATGCCGACACGCGGTATGTCGCGCCAGCGGGGCTGGCGCCGTATCTCCTGAAAGCCGGCACCACGACGAACGATGCCGCTCCCGCCGGCCAAATCGGCGAGTTCCTCAGCGCTCAGAGACTGCAGGCGAACGCAGCTCCGCTGACCACCGGCACCGGGTCGGTCATCGCCACACTCGTGCTCACGCCCGGCGACTGGGACGTATGGGCCAACTCTGGCTTCGCCATGGCTAACCTCACCGGCAATCCAATGCTGCGCGGCTGGCTCAATCCAACCGGCGCGGCCGGCGCGCCGTCAATGGACCAGTTCGGCGGCAACGCCGTACGTAATCCAACCGCAGCGGCGACGACCGCAATGATCGCCATCCCGGCTGTGCGCGTGTCGCTGTCAGCGGCCGGCAACG